TGAAGAAGCACTAGGTAAAATAATAGACCCTACACCACCTGTATAAACTGCAAAGGATGCTCTATTAGAGCTAGTTAAAGTTGTACTTGAACTATATGTAGTTAAAGAGTACGCTTGGTTTAGAGTAGTGCTTATAGCTTTTAAACCAAACCCAGCAAGAGCTGAAGAATTAGCAGAAGAAGTTCCTGCTCCGAAAGTTACAGTTGAATAGGTACCATTTATCGTAGAATTACCTGTAATATAAATATACTCAGATATACCTGAAGCTATAGTTATAATAGTAGCACCACTGACATTAACAACAGTAAAAGAATTCGAACCGATATTTTTGAAAAGAATACTTTGCCCTACTGAAACTTGAGTCGCAGGTGGCAGGTAAATTTTAAGAGAAGCTACAGTGGCGTTTACTTCTATAATATTAGCTACTGCTGTACTATTATTACCATTAATTGGCCATTCTAATTCTAGATCTGCGGTAAGCGTAATTAATTCATAACTTACCTGACTAGGCTGTACAGTTTGACCTGTAAATGGATTTGTATATGTCATGATTAGCTTTCAATAGCGATAGTTTGGCGATCAGCTATGCGAGTTACATCTTCCGCTTTGAGAGCAGCAATAGCCTGATCATATTTTTGTTGAAAAATTTGCCTTTGATCATTTTTCAAAAATGGCATAGCTTGCAAAAGCGTACCGAATAACATAGCGTTCGGTGCATATTGCGTTAAAAAGTTGGTTTGATTGGACGATGATAAAGGTTCTAAACGTTCATAAAACAAACACTCAAAATCATAGTCATCATCAGGAGTTGGTCCGACGATCCAATGTTCATAATCATAGTCACCATAATAAAGAGGCACACCTGTAGTACTAGCATCAGGAGTGTAGGCTTTTATATACTCATACTTTCTTAATAAAACAGGAGATCTTTGACCATTCACTATTACGTTAAATGACACTGTTTTACGCCAACGAGCAGGTTTTGCTATTACGGGATTCGCTATTACCATCGTGCTTTGAACAACTTGCAGCTGACCAAGAGTTTTTATTTGTTGAGCAATTTCAAACTCGCAAAGCGTAATGAATGTTGGAATTTGATCAACTGTCGCTTGATCACTCCGCTCTAGATACTGAAGCACAGTACTAGTTAATGAGTCATAAGTTAGTACGAAAGAGACGGTCATGAGTAAGCTCTAGTTCCTGTTTTATCAATTATAAGTGCTTGTTTACGAGCTGGGGTGTCTTTTTTATTAGGAACGCTAATATGTGTCCAGCGATCAAACTCGCGAATGATTTGGTCGTAGTCAAGTCCAGATGCTATAACCGCTTTAACCACTTCGTCAGGGGTCATTCCTGGAACACGAATATCAGCTGCACAGCCGATTCTATGCTGACTTGTATCTTTAGAACCTACTGCGTCGTTTACTTCTTTCGATCGAAACGCGCTGTTAACCATGACAGGCTTACCGCCCAGCACTGTTTTAACTTGCTCAAGAAAAGTTGCAAGACGTTTGAGATTTTCTGTTTCAGATTCGTTAGGTTCATTGCTAAGCTCCCTGTGATCAGTGGTCGTTAGTTCTTCTAAGGTGAAATGCAGGCTAAGGGGTGTCATTTTTCTTACTCTTCATATCCATGATTTTCTCAAGGGTTCGACCGCCAAAATAGAAAGACATGATTAACATACCCCATTGCCCAAGCAGTTCTACATAGGGTTGATGCACATTCATTTCAAACGCACTCATAATTGCAAAGGCTGCATATACAACCAAAATAAATATAAGCGTTCCTGGACGGATGTTCTTAGATAGCCACGAGTCTGAACTCATGTCCGCTTCTTGGCGTTTAGTGAGTTCTTGGGCTTCTATATTGTCGGCATTAAGTTCAGCCAACCTGCCTTCTTGTTGCATCTGTAAGAGTTCTTTTTGAGCCTTTGCCTTGGCTTCAGGATCGGGGATAAACTTGTCTAGGACTTTCATCCCAACGTCTACTAGTGCCATTAACGGTAACATTATTTTCTCCCTACTTTTATTTAAACGGTTTGCCAGTAATCCAAGCAACAAGGCTGTATCGAGTTCCTTTTGTTACAGGGCGCACTTCATGTAATACATAACTCGGAAAGACTATCATTTTGCCTAACTCTTTTGACATGATGTCAGCCTCTTTTTCAAGCTGCAAAGCCAACTCACCACCCTCGTAATCTTCTGGGGACGACAGTTGAATCGTCAATGACAACTTGCGAACCGTGCGATTAAGAATCTTGTCAATGTGCATCCCATAATACCCAGTTGGAGCGTCATAACGGGTGAATTGAAAGCCTTCCATCATACCAAACAAGTCAAAATTAAAAAACTGGCTGTTAAGGTTAAGAACGGTATCACTTATACGACAAAATGCAAATTCAAGGTCATCTGGGAACAACCATGAAATTTGACTCTCACGAATATCTTTGCCGTTAGCAACTGTTGCTTTTTTTAACTTAGAGTTGCCAATAGCAATAATTTGAGCGCACTCTTCAGGTGTAAATAGGTTATCTACATAGGCCCAATTTTCTGTTTTATCAGGATAAAATTGCCAAGCCATTATTTTTTAGACCCCCATACCATGTAATAAGCAATCCAAGCAGCTGCCATAAAGCACCAGAACTGCACCTGCTTAACCTTTGCTAACTCCGCATCAAAATACTTGCGGTCTTCTTTCTCTAGCTTCTCAATCTCGGTCTTAATGTCTATCAGCTTCTGCCACTCTTTAGTGCCGTACTGCTTGATAAAATCTACCCTTAATTTGTACTCTTCATCCGTAATCTTCTTGCGGTGCTTGTACTCCTCAAGGGCTTTAAATATTGCCCGTTCCTTCTTTAGCTCTGCTTCTCTACGCTCACGGATCTTGGCATTTGCCCGCTCTTTTGCTACGTCTACTGCTTCTTTTTGAACATCCTCGATGTTCTTGCCAATCTCCCGCCCAGCCTCACGCCCAGTCTTTATCCCTTCGCTAATGCCTTTGACACCAGCCGATAACCCCAGTTCGTCTGACATATCTCACTGTTCTTTGCCTCAAAGAGTAGAACCACCAAATGACATATTGGCAACTACGATAGCTACGTGCTGTTCTGGTTTATTTAAAGAGTGACCGCAATCACTGCATACTTTGGCAGCTAGCTCAACCTCAGAAACGTCATACCCACAGTTGGGGCAATAAATTTCAATTGTATGACGGGGTTTAAATTCGCCGCCTTCCATCGAATCTTGAATAGTTTTAATCATGTTGGTCCTTATAAACGTTTTGCTAAACCAGTTTTAAAAGCGTCAACTCCAGCGGGTACTTGAGCTGGGTCTAATATTTCCTCAGTGTCTTTATCCCGTAAAGCGTGTACGCAATAAGCAACCGTGTTATCTTCTAAAGCTTCTATATAGTGACTTTTTCCTGCTTGAATAAAAATCATTTGGGGCGCAGTAAAATTAGTTGTTTGCCCATTTACATGAACTGCTACCTTACCTGTGGCTAATAAAGTCATGTGGTCATAATTATGTTTATGCCCCTCATTAACGTCCCCAGCTTTAGCAAAATGCATTTGCCTTAACCACAGGTTAGTAGCACAAGTTATTCGAGTTTCAGGATAAGCCATATTACAAAGTAGTATTAGGTATAGTCGTAAGGTCTTCCGTTAACACACCAAATTTAACTAATATTTTTGCAATACGTTTTTCTTCTTCAAGCGTCAACCACATTTCTCTACTAGCAATTTCTTCTTCAGTGGGTTCATTTTTTGGTAGAGGAACAACTAAGTTCTGAATGTCGGCTGCATTGGAAATGCCCGCTTCTAGTTTATTTTGTCTATCCACAACATGTTGAGGAAACATTGCAAGTAAATAATTATTTAGCTCTTCACCAGTAATAAACAACCCATCATCAGTCAATGGAATGTCTACGTTATAGGAAGCAACTACCGTATCATTTTTTTTAAACAAAACACCAGCGTTACCTGAAACTTCGTTAAAACTATATATTTGATAATTAATCATTTTTATACTCCATTAAATTTAAGAAATGCCCCCGAGGCGGGTTCCAGTGCTTATATAAGTAATATTGCTATTGCCTGAAATTGCTCCGCCAGCACTGCCGCCGCCACCACCAGAAGTGCGGCAGCCGTTGTTAGCAGACCCAGCCTGACCTGTAGATCCACTTGAACCCCAAGATCCGCCGCTGCCACCCGCTCCTCCAAAGAATCCAGCATTTGGCGCCGCTCCACCAATACCTCCACCGCCCGCTCCGTTTACATCTCCACCGCTACCA